CCTCCGCATACATACCATGCTTTAGAAGCTTATCATTCCTTCTATCTTTAGTTAGTTTTGCTACTCTCATATTTCTCCTAGTTTAATTTCTTCTATTGACTCTAAAAGTACCTTGAGTGCTTCTTTGGGAGATTTCTCTAGCCCCTGCAGCACTTCGTAGTCCTCGTTTAATTCCTCTGCAATGCTAAGCACCAGCTGGGACTTGGTTACTGGTTTCTCTCCAGTTTTGGTAACGTACTCTGTTTTCTTGTACACACCTTCTCTTGATAACTTACCTATAATAGATTTCACACTCTTATCTAGCCCATCTGCTAGTCTTTCAACTGTTTCTCTACTGGGGTTTAGCCTGTATTGATTAGTCATCATCTCTACTTGTTCTTCTGTATAATTTAATGCCATGAGTCCTCCCACTCTTTAACCTTTTGTTTTACTCTATAAGTGGATATTCCCCACTCCTCTGCTGCTACTTCAATAGCTTCTTCAGTTCCGTACTTGTTTTCCCAATCCCAGAACTGTCTTTCTTTAGTTGAGTCTTGTGTATGCATCTATCAACTCCTCTCCTACTAGTCTTTCTCCAAACCACTTGTCTTCGTTAGTCTCACAATCAGTTCTACATATAGTTCCGTTGTTGTACTCAACATCCACTACTTTTCTAGTATTGGTTCCATCTTCATCATACCACATAGAATTACTACTATGTCCATGAATACACTTAACACTTCTTGCCCATTGTTCTGCTCTAATCAATAAGCGTTGTCTTTCCACTCTTTCCCAGTACTGACTCATTACCATACTCCTCTATCAAAGAAATCGCACACATAATCATCACATACTTCGCTAGGATATACAAAACCATCTTCGGTTTCGTACTCTCCATACCAGTCAAAGTCTTCTACTTCAATATCTATGTCAGGATATTCCTCTTTGAAGCGAATATTTATGTCTTCACCTTCAATTTCTTCATAATCCATACATGCTATCCACTCTCCATCGTGCATTTCTGTTTCACAGGTAGCAACGCCTACAAAGTTTCTGAACTCATCTTCATATGTCATTCTAGTATTGACACTATGACCACATTCCTTACTTATTGCTACTGATATATGCTCAAACATTGGAGTTGGTGGACTCCAAGCACTATAACCTGATACTGAGCAACTGTCTAGGTCTTCTAGATGACACCACTTGGCTCCTACATTATTGCAATACCAATCCCATGATTTATCTTCAGAATAATCGTTAGGCATAAAAGGTTGTTCTTCTATTTCTACGATTTCTGTCACTTTATATGGCTCTATAGGTTCTCCTGACCAATTGGTGGTTACGGTTTTTTCCTCAGTTTTTACTAATTTGTCCATTATTTCAGCTTCATTCTCAGTAATGTTAAAATATACATGATTTGCCATTATATATCTCCTTCTGCTCTAACTTCTGAGCGTATTACTTCAAAGCCATTAGGATAACGCTTCTCTAGTTTGTTAATGTTCTCGTCCATCACTTCTTCGGGGGTAAAGCCAAGGGCTTTGCATCCCTGTACCCAATACCACAACACATCTCCTAACTCTCTTTTCATGTGAAATATCTCATCACTTGTGAACTGTGTATCGTTTTGGAATACTTTCTTCTTCACTACTTCAGCGAACTCTCCAGACTCTGCCATCATTCCTATCAATGCAGTCATTAGTCTTGCCATGTCTATTTCACAGTCAATCATTACTCCATTCTGGATAGTGTGGTTTCCCATTAGTTTGTCTAGTCTATCGCACATTTTAGTCGTATCTTTACTTGTTTCGGATGTGCACTGGTCTACGAACCTCGCATAGTCATTTATCTTACTCATTACGCCACTCCTTCACTGATTTCAGAGATGAACTTCTCTGCTTGTTGGATGCTTTCCCACTTCTTTCTATCTAGCACTAACTCATCATCTCTCAGAAAGTTTCCGTTTTCCAACTTAACCCACATATGTAATGTGTTTCTTGCTGGACACTCACCTTGCCATGCTTGTTTAGTATCAGATGGGTACTTTATTTCTTTTATGACACTTCCGTTTGCGAACATACCAATCGCATAGTGTCTATTGTATTTACTTGCCAATGTCTCTAATCTCCTTCTTTGGTATCACTTGATATGCACCTTTGTTATAAGCAATTGATACCGTATATTGCTTTGATACTTCTTGTTTGTAAGAGTTATCCGTTGGTGTCTTATATTCTCCAATCGGCATACTAGGTATTGCACTAGCACTCTTAAATGTTTTTGTTTCTTGCTTTGCGAAATTTGGTTTCGCTTTCTTACTTGCGTATAGTTTCTTTACTTTACGCTTACGACCATGCTGGTCATACATCATACTTCCCTTAATCATCTTCTAACTTTAACTCCTCGGGCAATCTAATGCCATTTAATTCACACAACCTGTTGAGCATGATTTCATACTCACAAGTCAAATCTACTACCAAGTCATTTAGTTCTGCCAAGTCATTTAGGCACAACTTTATTTCATTTTCGCACTCTAATAGTGCATCACGAAGCTTCTTTGCTTCGGTGACTGTCGGAAACTGTATTACATCTCCCATATTAAAACCTCGGTAAATTGAGTGCCACTATAATTAGTAGCACTGCTATTGCGAAATATACTTCGAAACCTAACATTATCTGCCTTGTCCCTTGTACTTCTTGAATGAACGCTTTTTGTTCTTGTTCATGTTCAGACTAACTCTCTTGTGTGAATCGCCCTGTGATGTCTTTTTCTTTACACTAATGTGTTGTGTCTTTCCACCCCATCTCATGATTGCACCTCTGGTGTAACCCACACTACCTCAACTTTGCGTCTTGCTAGTTCGTTTAGACACTTCTGTCTTTGTTTTGGTTTAGTTCTATCCTCGTTGATTACTTTGAATAGTTCTTCTTTTGCTACATCTTTGATGTAGAAGTGCTTGTCTTTCAACTTGGAGGCTTTCACTCCACGCTTGTACACTTTCTCACTTGGTTTAAATTTTGTTGGCATTACGCACCTCCTGTTAGGTTTAGTTCTGTTTGTCTCTGTCTCATAAAGTCACTGACCTTATCAAACTCTTTTGTTTCGCTGTTCCATAAATTACCTTTAGTAATATTATGTGGTCGCTGTTGGTCTACTGCATCTTTGATGCGTTCTTTTAGTGTGTCTACTAAGTGGTCGTAGATAACCTCTAGCATATAGTTGTATGTTGGTTCGTCGATTGTGTTGTAAGCATACTTCATACTTGCCATAATAAGTCTCTCACTTACATCATTGATGTCGCAAATGAACTCATCTTCGTCTTTTTCGAAGGCGTTCCAGTATGAAAGTGACTCTCGCACATCTTCTGTACTCATAACTCCGTACACTATCGCGTTATGATTGTCTTCCCAATTTGATAATTCTTGCCACATCATAATTTTAATCTCTCCTTTTTTAAATATAAGTATATTATACAGATGTTTGACCTGTTTGTCAAGAACTATATTTAATTATGTTTGGAATTTTGATGTTATGTTTTGGTGGGAATAAAAAAAGGCAGATGAAAGTTAATTCAACTGCCCTAAAAACTCATCAATAGATTGGTTTTTGAGTGTCGCACGAGAGGTAATTAGTCTCCTCGCACTTGCGATGGTAGTCTTACTGCTAATAGTGTAGAGACTTAAGGATTACTAACTCATTCTTAACGAATGTAAGCGTTCTATTCCATGTCGGACTTACATTGAAGTCCCCATCCGAAGATGCTGTTTCTTTCCCACTTTTAGACGATACTGCTACTCGCTAATTGTTAATATGCTCACATTACTTGTTGGTGAGAGATATACACAAAGATTACTCCTGTGTTTGACAGAGCTACTGCCGTTCTTCTCATCACTCGCACACTGATTAAAGTTGCTAACTGCCCCCGTCAACTCTACCATACATTCGATTATGTGTCGTTATTCCACTCTTCAAGGCGAACCTCTACTGTATGTGGCGACTCCTACTCGATGGCACTGCTAATTGTTTACTATACGACCGAAGTCCGTTTCAACAATCGTCATCATGCAATTGGTTGGTCTACACCGCAGGTTAGCGTGGTGTCTCTCAAATAGACACCTTGCCCACTGGCTACTCTTACTTTTAAGTACGGTATAGCGCTCCGTCTACGAGATATTATGGATGTATCTACGCGTCAATCACCTGTCGAAAAGTCTTTTTTAGGAATTACTCTTACGACTATGTTGTCCTTTCCGTTTTAACGATATGCTCTCGCTGTTCAAGTTCAGCACTCAATGGTGGTAACTGCAATACTGCTTATCACTACATTCTTAGGTAATCCTACTCTCCACTTGACAGCTAAAGCTGAATCGCATGGCGTGGCTTACAGTAGATTTATTGAATACTGCGTCTCTCCGTTCCTGTGGGCACGTATTGTACTGCCCGTTCGCTTCCCTTGTTTACGACTATACTTGCGATACATCAGGCAATGTCGAGTCCTTACTTTTTAAGGTGTGTCCGTGCTTGACCAATCACCATAGTAGAAAAGAACTCTCGATTATTTATTCGCTACCCATCTTCGTCACTAGGAGTCTGGGGGGTCACTGCTAAATCATTTATTTTTTCGATTTAGTGTCCTTTTCTTTGTTTCTGAATATATATTATACTCAATGTTTAACCATTTGTCAAGAAGAATTTTGATTTATTTACTACTTGGTAGCAAATTCTTTAACTCAGTCCCAACGGGGTGTCTAATTTAAAGTTTTCTTCTTTTCTAAATATAAGTATATTATACAGACTTTCTTACCATTTGTCAAGAACTATTTAGGAGAACTTGAAAATACTTTACATTTTAAGGTGGCAGTTCAATTCGAATGAACCTTCGGAAAGTTAGGACAAGAGTCGAACTTGCTACTTTCTTTTTAGATGTGCTTCCGTAGTCACTTCCTGCTTTCCAGTTGCCACTTTAAAATGTGATGATTAGGTCATCACTCCAGTCTATAGGCGACTAACCCACTCAATAAATCTCATTAGGAGGTGGAGCGCAATTACGAACCCCACCATTCCTACGAGTTCCACTAGGAATTGATTGCGTCAACTAACTTCTGTAAGTCTTGCTTGCCTGCTTTCACTAGAGTCGGTACTTCAATGTCGAAGTGAGAAGCAATTGCACTGACGAGTTCTGCTTTAGATACTACAGGTTCGCCTGATTTAGTTGTTCTCGGTTGTGCTTGGTACACGCCCTCTCTTGATAATTTAGCAATGATACTTCTTGTAGTTTTGCCGAATTGCTGTGCTAATGAGTCGACAGTATCTCTGTTTGGTTCTGCTATGTAAGCCTCTACCATTTGTGCTACCATCTCATCTGTGTAATTTTTAACTGTTGTTGCCATGTTTTTGCCCTTTAATGTTTGTTTGTTTTTGTTTATAAATATATTATACTCAATGTCATCAAGAATGTCAATAACTTTCCAAAAAAACTTTGACGCAATTGACTGTTTTGCGAAGTAGTTTTGGGTTATCTCTTGTTCTCTCTTTTTCATAATATGTATATTATACGCGCTTTGTATAAGTCTGTCAACAATTACAGCGAATTATTTATAATTTATCAGCAAATACTTCGGGGGCCGGGACGCGAAACCTGCTCGGGGTTTCCCCAAATTTCCCCAAAAAACGCAAAATATCTATTGACAACCCCGCCAAAGTGTGTTAAAATAGGATTAGCTCGTAAAAACATCGTTTTAGTACTTCACTTTCGCACTTTGGCGCAAGTAACATCGTTTTCGCACTTCGTTTTGGCACTTCGGCGCCCCCGCTACGGGGTTTTACGCGTTTTTTCGTCTCTGAAGTGGCCGTTTTAGTGGGTTTGTGCAAATTTTCGCCAACTAGACTCGTAAGATTATAATTTCTGACGGTATTTTTGAAAAAGCTATTGACAACCCCGATAAAGTGTGATAAAATCGGCGCGATTTGCCAAAGTCGACAAAAGTTCCTTAAAATAATTGAATTATTTTCGCTTTACCTATTGACTTTCTAGTCAAAGCGCCTATAATATACCCATATTTAGGAGAAAATGATGGAAAAAGCAAAACAAACAAAAGTCGCTAAAAAAGCAGAACCAACCAAAGTCGCATTAGTGCGTGCTTTAGAAGAGCAAATCGGAACAGATGTCGGTACTCTAAACTCTTTAGAAAGAGCAAACAAAGAGACAATCGTCCGCTTAGCAAAACTCTTCAGCTAAAGTGACAAAAGTCCAGAACCCACTTCGGTGGGTTTTTTATTGCCTTTAAATGATAGTAAGTACTCACTATCGCTGCAGCGGGGCTGGCCAAGTAGACTAATGTCCCAAAAGTTTTTTCAAAAAAGTGAAAATAATCCTTGACCCCGACCAAGATTTGTGTTATAATGGGCGCCGCGGGCTTCATGTAGACACTGACATCGTTTCGTTACTGCACTGGCCGGCGCAGGTCCACGTCACATCGTTTCGTTACTGCACTGGTCGGCGCCTTCGGCGCATATAAAAAAT